AAATCTTTGCTGATGCAGTAACGGCGAGTAAAGATTCTATTCTCATCGGAGATTTGGCAAAAATTCTTAAGCAAAAAGGAATTGATATTGGTCAAAACAGACTGTTTCAAAAACTCAGAAATAACGGATATTTAATCCAAAGAAGAGGTCCAAGTTGGAATATGCCAACACAAAAGAGCATGGAAATGGGATTGTTTGAAGTTGAAGAAAGAACGATCACAAATCCGGATGGAACGACAAAGATCAGAAAGACTACAAAGGTTACTGGTAAAGGGCAGCAGTACTTTATTAATAAGTTATTGGCAGTAATGTAAAGTAGAAAGGAGTACCATCACAGACAACTTAATTCTTTACCTGATTAAGATTTCTCAAGTAACTATTAACAAATCATACGATGTAAACATATTTTTTCAAGTTTCTGTTTATTTTCATGATCTAGATTCAGTATTACAATTATCATTTTGCAAACCACAAACAAGGAATCGCAATGAATTATACAATCAGGCAAAAAGTAATAGGACAGTGATTGGGATAATTCATTGTTTCAGGTAAAGAATTAAGTTGTCTGTGATCATACGAGTAAGAGGAAATAACGATGGGAAAATTAGATAAAGAGCAGGAAGCAAGAATGGCAGGAATGGCATATGCGTTAGGCATTGCAGAAAAAAAAGGGAATTGATGGATTAAGAAAAGAGCTTCAGATGCGAGGAGCATTGAGAGTTGGACTTCTGATCGACAACGACAGATTAGATAAAGCTTTTGAAATCCTAGCAACAACACTCTATGGAAACATCATGACAACAGCATTATCAGCACTGGCAGATAGCGAAGGCTTTGGAGAAAAGAGGCTTCGAAGATTCAAAGAAGCATATGATCATAAATCCATGTGCCTGGTATCTCTGGATCAGTACGCAGAACATTTTGTAACATTTGAAGACATGGCAATTGATTTAAAGAAACGTTATAACATCGACATGAATGCAGAAATGATTGCATCAAACCAGGAAGTGATCGATAAAGGGCGAAGAGTGTTACCGAATGTAATCAAGTTATTGGAGCGTGAAAATCAGCACGAAGCAG